GTCCGGAGCGTTTTCCGGCAGGTTGAGGGTACGGCCACCGTTGGTTTTTGTTGGCGCACAGGGCTGGCAGAAGTATTTGATGAGTTCTTTACCTTCGGTCAGTTTCTGTTTTCCAAGACACAGCACGGTACCGACACCTTCCAATGAAAGTGAAAGACCCATGTAGGCAGACCAGATCATAGTGCATTTCCATGACGCCGGATCAAGGTAATTGCCGACGGTATCTTCTGGTATGCTGTAGCCGGCGTTATCAAAGCCGCCATGATCCCGGAGCCAGCGGGAAAGGCAGATCCTCTCGAACTGAGCGTTAAAAGCCCATTTTGTCACATCGTTGTTTGTCAGTGCAGCGATGACCTTCGGCGGGATTGTCTCTCTACAGGCAAGATCGACCACCTGCACGGGGCCGCCGTCCGCAGAGTATCCGAAGAGAAAAATGTCGTAATCTGCCGCTTCGGTGTATTTGTAAACGCCGCGTTTAGCGAGGTCCACGTTACTATAGGTTTCAATATCAATACTGAGTGTTTTCATATACACCGATCCTTTCCGCAGCCTGAAAGGGTGGCAGGATTGCTCCCACCACCCGCAGGCCGAAGATTACTTGTGTTCGAACTCCTTCATACGAGCCTCGTGATACTCGACCTCACGAATGGCACGTTCACGCTCAAGCTGCTGACACTCGGCTTCCCATTTAGCGTTGCGCTCTTCACGCTCAGCCTCAAGTGCAGCATTGCGCTTTTCACGCTTGCGGTCGTCGATGGTGTCGATGATGGACCTTACGAGCCAGAACACGGCCAGAACTAGATAGAGGGACAGAAGCAGGATGCAAAGAATCGTAGTAACGTTCATGGTGAGCACCTCCTTAAGACAGGAAATCTTCGCCCGTATCGGTGGAGAAGTCAGAAGCTGCGCTGGACTTGCCGCCGAGGGGCTCACCGTCACGGCTCTTCTGCAGGCTGTTCAGCCCACAGGCGATGCCCTTGTTGCCGTTGCTGTTGAAGGCATAGAAGTTGATGCTGGCACGACCGTAAACACCAGAGTAAACCTCGGAGCGGGGCAGGATCGGATAGCAGTCAGCATCCACGATGCCGGGAGCGGTAGCGGAGTTGGCGTTGATGAAGTAGCTGTTAGCGTAAACCGGATCGTCCGGACGCTCGGTCTCGCCGTCACGAAGAGGCGTTTTGATAGCGGTCAGAGGAGGAACGGAGCGACCGTTACCCTTGAGCTTGGCCTGACCTTCCTCGTAGGCTGCCTGAATCGCTGCCTTGATCTTCTGAACGGTTACGGTGTCAGTTTTCGGAATGATGAGGCTGACGCTGAACCTCGGGGTGCCGCCGTTGATGGACTTGGCCTCCCAGACATTGGCGTAGGACCAACGAGTGTCCTTGCCGGTGATAACCTTCATGGGGTTTGCGAGTTTAGTAGAATTTGACATGTTAGTTGTCCTCCTTAAAATCATCGATAATGTTTGTCGTTGCCGGTCTCTTATCGCTGTCCGGCACCAGCGTGGATTTGCCTTGAGGCTTGGTAATCAGGCCTCCAAGAATGTCGTGGAACTGTTTCTTTCCGAGAAGCGAGGTCATAGCGGTGACGCCGAGAATATTGCGCTCGTAGGGGTCATACCCTGCAGCGGTCACGGCAGCGATGAAAGCATTCTCGTCTGTGTACTTGCGGTTGGAACGGCCTTCGACCAGCTTGTAACCGGACCACTGTTTGCCGCTGATGGTAGCCTGAAGAGCATAGTCCTTGATGTCGGAAGTCCAAGCGATCAACTCGTCGATGTGACCGAGGATTTCTTCGACCGCCTCATCCGTGAGCAGAGGCAGCTGCCTGAACTCGAACTTAGCAAGCTCCATGTTGGCCTTGGCTCTTTCACGACAGTCGGCTTTGGCCTTGCAGAACTGACACCATTCGCCACAGTGGTATTCTCCGTCGCCCTTGAAGGCAAGCTCTGCGGTCGGGACCAGAACCTGATCGGCCCACTCGTAGAGATCCTCTTTCAGGATGGTGAAGGTGCTGACATTGGAGCGTCTGGGCTGGTAGATGGTCATGCTGACGGTGTCGATGTCGTAGATGCAGTCGAACAGCTCCAGCGCACCGAGGGCGTACAACTTTGTCTGCGGGTTGTCGTCGGCCTCGAGCAAAACGCCTCTGCCGTGTTTGTAGTCCACGATGTGCAGCGTTCCATCTGCGATGATGACGCAGTCGCCGGTGCCGAAGCCCTCCTTAACATACTTGGAGTAGTCAAGCCGCTGTTCAATCAGGACCACGGTGTCCGGGCATGTCTTCTTGGCTTCCTCGATCACCTCCATCACGAAGGCCACATAACCGTTGGCGCATTCCTCCATTTCGGAGTTGTACCAAGAGAGGTCTTCGGTCGGGTCTTTAGCCTCCATGCCGAGAGCCCTGCGGAGCTTGAACTCGCAAAGGGCGTGGGCGTCGGTGTCCTCGGCGGCAAAGTCACTGCCTTTGTCGTCATAACCTTCGCAGAGTCTTGCCTAAGGTGAGCAGTTGAGCCACCTGTGGGAAGACGACGCTGAGAGAAGAGCGTGATTAGCCATTGCCGAGCACCTCCGCATTTGCTACCAGAGCCTTGTAGATGCCCGGATCAACCTCGGAGAGCTTCTTGGCACCGTACTTCTGAAGAAGGTCACGGATCTGAGCGGTGAAGCCATCACGGGACTTTTCTGCCAGAATTGCTCTGACTTCTTCGTGGGTCAGGGACTTTTCTGGTTCCGGAGCAGGTGCCGCTTCCTCGGTGCTGCTGAATGCGCCGGTCAGCCAGTTGGCGATGTCGTTAATAGAAGATGCAATATCCCGCAACTCCCTGATGGTCGCTTCCATTTCGCTGATTTTGCTCATCACGGTTTCCTCCTTCCTGAGATTGGCTTGTCTGGTTCAGCCGGATCAGCTTCCTCGCCAGACGTTTTGACACTACGCTGATTGCCGTAAGTACTCCGATGAGCTTTTCATCGGTGACGGCCTTATTGGGCCTGGACTCACTCATTGGCGGTTCCTCCTTTCTGAGGACCTGTGTTGTTTTGCTGTCCTTAGTACCCACTGGAGGGAAAAGGGCAAAGTGGTCCGCTTTTCCTGAAAAATGTTTTTGGCCCTCCAGCCGCAGTGCTTTGCGACTGGAGGGTCGGTGTTACTTAGAGATAATAATTCTTGAGCTTGTCTTGCAGCTGGGCCTGAATTTTCGCCCAATGGCGCTTGAAAGTGGAACGGGCCATGTCCATGATGTCGGCAGCCTCACGTTACGAGTGATACATCAGTAACTCGCAGATACGTTTGCCTTCAGGGTCAAGACGGTTCAGTTCATCGTACAGGGCAGCGAGCAGTTCTTTATCCATAAGGATGGAATCATGGGTCGGTGCGTCGTCTGCCAGCGTATCGCTGAGGGTAAGTTCGTCCTCCTCGACGCCAATGGGCGTATCAGTTGAGACTTTCTTACCGGCAGCATAGAACGGGCAGCCGGGGCAAACACCGTCGCACTTCCAAAGCTGGGCCTTGGTGCAGCGGCACTCGCCGTTCTTCTGGGCATGGTAGCGGGTGTTCCAGATGGGCTGGTAGTATGCCCTGTAAACTTCCTCGCTGACCTCGATAGGGGTCCCGTTGACCGGGACAAAGTACTTCTTGTCGTTGTTTTGCATGAAAATTTCCTCCGTTCGATTTGCTTGGAACGGAGGAAACCTTCATGGTCAGCTGCAAAATGGGTATAGAAATCCAACCGCAATCCCGACGGAGATTTTTCCGTTCCGGTCTGCAGCTTCCCGCTCAATAGGCAGCTGATGATATTTACTTATGCCGTCAAGCATCGTTGAGCCACCGGTGATCAGTCGGTGCGGTGCTTTTCGGTAAGCAGTTTTGAGTCATGCTCAGGACGGTTTGTTAGTCGAGATCCGCTTCAATGGCGTACAGTTCGCTGAAGACTTCAGGCAGGTCGCTTGGGCTAAGGTCCCAAGTGCCGTGTGCACCATAGCGTTTGAAAACAGATTCAACTACTGCTGAGCCCAACTGAGACTCGATGGCAGCAGCAGTGTTTTCAATGTTCACGATCCAGTGTTCATGTTCACGTTTTGTCACTGCTTGTCCCTCCTTGTCAGGTTCAGCTTCCTCATCCGGTAAGTAGGCTGTTGATAGTCCCGACCTCCCAACTCCGGATTGCTCATGGCCAGTGAGCGAGCTAAAAGGCAGTGTTACTTGAATGGCGAATTAGCAAAAGTGAGTTTGTGCCGGTTTGTGACTGTTATTGCCCAAAATTATTGATTTTTGGACTTGGATTTGATATAATAAAATACTAAGTTCTACAGTCCGACGGCGCGACCTTTCTCATCTTCGCCATCCACTAATAAGATATCAAGATGGAAAAGGACTTCCTATAAGCGCAAGAACCGAGAAAAAAGGACTTTCAGGACTTTTGATAGGACTTTTCCTGTAGGGGGTGATTTGCATAGATTTCGCTCATTTTTGCAAGGGCATTTATAGCTCTATCGAGGGCGTATCGAATCAGGATGCGTTTGTGATTGACATCTTTCAATCCGCCGGAAGCAATTACTCCTTCACGAAAAGAGGCGCATACAGCAGCTCAAACTATGGGACTAAATTGTGCAACGGAGGTAAACCGTTATCAAAGAAGCATAGAGACTCCTTTCCAAATCCGATAAACACGACCGGCCTTGCGAAGTACCTGTCGGAGTACATGAAAAAAGCGTCTGTTAGAACCGTGATGAACTACTTCACGATCCCAACGGACGAGCTGTTGTGTCGGTTGAATTCGATGCCCGTGGCGATGAGGATACTTTTGAAAGCGAATGGGTTATAGTCGATAAAGACAATAAAGATTGCTACCCGAACTATTCAAACCCATTAAACATAACGATTGTAGTGGAGAACAAGCTCTTTAAGGAATCTGGAGGTAATTAAATTGGGTAACGAGAAC